TAGTTAAAGAGGTTGGAAACACAATAGATAAGTTAACAACATCTGATCAAGAAAGATTACAAGCTAAAAAAGAAATAAAAGAGGTTTTGCTTGATTATGAGAAATCAATGCAAGAACAAGTTACAAGTAGATGGCTGAGTGATAACAATGGAGGTTTACTTACAAAAAATATTAGACCAATTGCTCTGGCTTTTTTAACTTTTATGTTTGTAATAATATCTGTTTTTAGTGGAAATATAGGAACATTTGAAATTCAAGAAGAGTTTGTTCCAGTTTATCAAACACTTTTAATTGTAATATACACAGCATATTTTGGAGGAAGGTCATTTGAAAAGATTAAGAATAAAAGAAATGACTAAATACTATAATGCAGAAACAAAAAACTCATTAGAGATGCAATTTGGTAGTCTTGTTTGTAAAAAAATAGTTATTGAAAAAAAATATGTTTATGCAAAACGTATTGATACAAGAACAAAACAATTTGGGAATCAAAGAAAGCATAATGGTGTAATTGGAAAATACAAATAATGGCTAAGAAACGTAAATTAAACAGTTTAAATCCTAAATATAACAAGGAAGAAAAAAAAACCAAGTATAAAAGAGTTTTTGTTAAAGAAGTAAAAGGTTGTAAAATATATAACTTATATGAAATACTTTAAATTAAGAGAATTTGCTTGTAGTTGTTGTGGCAAGAATAAAATCAACAGAACATTTGTAAGAATATTATCAGCTGCAAGAGAGCATTCTAAAAATGAAGATGGCTCTGATATACCATTTATTATAACAAGTGGTTATAGATGTGAAAATCATCCAGAAAGCATTAAATATGCAAAAAAGAATCCTGGCAAAACATCTGAACATACTAAAGGATTAGCAGCCGACATTCTTGTAAAAAATAGCAGAGAAAGAGCTGTGGTATTAGGTGCGTTGATGGAAGCTGGATTTACAAGGTTTGGAATAGGACATAATTTTATTCACACAGATTTAGCAGATGAAGATGAAAAACCACAAGCAGTTATTTGGACATACTAAATGGAATCAAAATATTTAGAATATAAAGATGAGATAGTTTCTTTATTTTGGAATGGTAATGGTTATCAAGCCATTGCTCAACATCTTATTGATAAATATCATTTTAAAGTAAAAAAACACACATTAAGGCATAGAATAAAAGACATAATTCAATATGTCATTGCTGATAAGGAAATAATCCAACACAATATTTTATTACAAAAGAGAAGCCAGAAACAAGCTGATCTTAATAGAATAAAAAACAAAGCATTTAGAGAACATTCAAGGCTTGAAAATGCATTAGTTGAGTATAATAAGGCATTAATTGATTTACTTAAAGCAGAGAGCCTTAAAACAACAATAAAACAACATACAAGTAAAGGTAAACAAGCAATCATTGTCCAAATTGCAGATACTCATTTTAATGAGCTGGTAGATTTAAAAAATAACAAATATGATTTTGAGGTAGCATCTAAGAGATTACAAAAGTTTGCACATCATATAAAAGAATATGCTAAGTTTTATAATGTTAATGAGATATTTATTGCAATAACTGGTGATTTACTAAACTCAGATAGAAGGTTAGATGAAAAACTGGCAATGTCAACAAATAGAGCTAAAGCAACATTTTTAGGTGTTCATTTGTTAAAGCATTTTATTTTAGATTTAAATAGTGTTGCAAATATTAGTGTTGGTTGTGTTTCTGGAAACGAATCAAGAGCATATGAACTTGGCTGGGTTGATATTGTTGCAACAGATAATTATGATTTTACAATATTTGAGGTGTTGAGGTTATTATTGCCAGATATTAATTTTATTACATCTGGAGGCTTAGAATTAGTTGTTGAGGTTAATGGGCATAACTGCCTCTTAATACATGGTCATCAGCTTAAAAATATGCAAAGTGATAAGATAGCAAAAGTAATGAGTAAATATGCAAGAAATGGTATAATACTTGATTTTATGATGTGTGGGCATCTACATGAAACTAAAATAACAGATTTATTTGCAAGATCAAGTTCATTAGTTGGAGCCAATGCATATAGTGAAAATGCTTTATTATTAAGCTCCAGAGCAGCACAAAACATATATATAATGAAAGACAAAGAGAGGCATGATATTAGGATTGATTTGCAACATACTAAAGGATTTAGTGGTTATCCTATAAACAAAGAGTTGTCATCTTACAATGCAAAAAGCCTTGATAAAACACTAAAAAAACAAACAGTATTTAAAATTGTCATATAATTTTATATATTTGTAGCTGTTTTAAAAATAATATGTAATATAGTTTTTGATATTTGTTAGAAAAAGGCTCTCATTTGAGGGCTTTTTTTTATGTCTTTATATCATGTAAACTAAAATAATTGTAGTTTTTAACAATAATGTTAATAATTATTTGTAATTTAGCAACATCAAACAATAACTAATATTATGAAACAACATATTATAACTCACAAACAAGATAAAAAACAATATCTATTAAATACAGTTGAAATGGCTGAATTCTTTAAAAAACAAGATATTGTTAATTATACAATAAAAGACAAACTTACAAAACAAGAGATTATAGGCAATATTATCTCTTTTGTAATAGTATCAATTTGCTCTGTTGGATTATTAATGCTCGGGGCTTTATTAGACAGAATATGAATAGAAACGAATTAACAAAAATATATAAGGATTACAGTTTATCTGAAAAAGATATTTACAAAGATAAAAGAGGTTTTGTAATTATTACAAGAAGTGGTGTTGAATCTATACAATTACAGAAAAACATACAAGTGGAATTTGAAGTCATTTGTTGTTCTTTGGAAAATGTAGTGATAAAAGCATCTTCATATTTACAAGACCAAGATGGTGAATGGTTAAAACAAATGGAAACTTTTGGAAGTGCATCAACAGAAAATTGTAGGCAAAATTTTAAAGTAGAAATAGCCGAAAAGAGATCTTTAGCAAGAATTATTATTAAAACCATAGGTTTGTTTAATACTTATGGAAAAGATGAATTAGATCACCAGTAAAATGAATACAAGAGATAGAATTATAAGTCATGCTTTAGATGTTTGTTGTGATATTTACAATGCTAAAAGAGATTTTATTTTAAATAATAAAAACAGATATAGTTCCACAATAAAAGCCAAGAGAATGTTTATTTATTATTTATATAAATACATGGAAATAAAACACAATGGCATGAAAAAATACTTTAAAAACATAAATCATGCAACATCAATTCATCATGTAAATAAGTTTGAATTTGAGGTTGAAACTTATGCTGAGGTTAAAAAAGATTTTGAGATGTTTTTGTTAGAAATGCAAAAGTTTAGTGTTTATGGTGCTGGTTTTTATGAAAAAAGAAAAGAAATTAAAAAACTATTAGAAGAAATAACAAATGATTAAAGGTTTTGAGGAATACACATATGAATTGACTAATTATGAGAAAGAGTTAGTTGAAAAACTTATTAAGGGATTAAGTCCAAAAATAGGAAGAAGCAATGCTGTGACATCAACAGTAATTTGTAAATCATTAAATATTGTTGGTCCAAGATTACGAAAGTTAATTAATCATATAAGGATAACAAATCAATTAGCTGGATTATGCAGCACAAGTAAGGGTTATTTTGTAGCTGAAAATCTTGGTGAAATAGATGATTATATAATTAGCCTAAAACAAAGAATAAAAAGTCAAGTTGAGGTTTTAAATAGTATTGAAAGGCAAACAGTTTTGTGGGGTGGATCTGGGCAATTAAGTTTATTTGAATAATGAAAATATTAAATTTATATGCTTGTCTTGGTGGTAACCGATACAAGTGGAACGAAGTTAAAAATGATATACAAGTTACAGCTGTTGAACTTGATCCAGAATGTGCAAGATTATATCAAGAAAGATTTCCAAATGATAAGGTTATAATTGGTGATGCACATCAATACTTATTAGATCATTACAAAGAATTTGATTTTATTTGGAGTAGTCCTCCTTGTCCAACTCATAGTAGGTTTCAAATCTCTATGAAAAACAAAAGAAAAATGAAATATCCAGACATGAAATTATATGAAGAAATAATTTTTTTAGATACTTTTTTTAATGGTAAATACTGCATAGAAAATGTTATTCCATATTACGATCCATTAATTTCAGCAAAAAAAAGAGATAGACATTTATATTGGACAAATTTTAATTTACCAAATTTATTAAGTCGCAGAAAAAGTCCAAACATGGCTGCACAAGAAGCTGGCAGACAAAAATATAAAAAATTAAATAAAAAAGTTTTTGATGTTTTTTGTGAATTTCATGATTATGATTTTAAAAAATATAAAGGCAATCAAGATTTAGGTAAAATGTCAAGAAATTTAGTAGATTATGAAGCTGGTAAAACAATTTTTGCAACAATGTTAGGGATAGTTAAAAGAGAAAACATAAATCAAACAGAATTATTTTAATGGACATAGTTAGAGTTATAAAAAGCAAAGATTATACAACTATTTGTAATCGTATTTTTAAGGACAGAAGATTATCTTTAAAGGCAAAAGGCTTATTGGCTATGCTGTTGAGCTTTAGTGATTCTTGGAAACTATCTATTAGTGGATTAGAAGCCATTTTAAAAGAAGGTAAAGCATCAATAAGAACAACAATGAATGAGCTTATAAAATGTGGATATGTTGAAAGAGAACAAATTAGAGAAGATGGAATGTTTTTGGGAGTTGATTATACTGTTTTTGAATCACCGAAGTGCGATTTTCGGAAATCGGTTTTTCCGACATCGGATAATCAAACACAAGTAAGTAATAATATAATAAATAATCAATCTAATAAAGATAACAGTAAAATTGAATTTTTTAATGAGGTTATGGCTTTTGAAAATTACTCAAAAGAAATGCTTAATGATTTTTTTGAATATTGGAGTGAGCCAACAAAAAAAGGTATAATGAAAAAAGATACTATGAAAACTTGGGCAACATCAAGAAGGCTTAAAACATGGGCTAAAAATGAATCTAAATGGATGTTAAATAGTGTTGGAATTAGCAAAGTAGACAAGCATTTGCAAACACATAATGAGGCAATGAATATATTAAAACAAATAGAGAATGATAAAAAAAATAAGTGAATCTGAATTAACTAAGATGTGTGTTGAGTTACTATCAAAAACATATCTTGATCTTGGACAGCATAATGTTGATGCTAAAACAAAAGTATTAATGGCTCAGAGTTTAGCTTATGATTTAAAAAAATCCTTCAAAAACTTATTGTGGATAGATATAAAACAAGCATTTTGGAATGGAGTTAGAAATACAGATGATTTTAGCATAAATGCAAAAACGTATTATAAATGGATTAAAATCTGGAGGGCTATAATTTGGAACAATGAAGATATTCCAGAACAACAAAAAGATAAGAGATTGTCTTATAGAAGTGAAACTAAATTATTAACTAATAAATAAATAAAATGGCAAAACCAACAAATCTTACAGAAGATGAACTAAAAGCATTACAAGAAAATGTAAGCAAACTAAATCAAGTACACATGGAACTTGGTAAACTTGAAAATCAAAAACATAAGATATTGCATCAAATGAATGAGATTGAAAAAGAGTTTGATGATATGCAAAAAGAACTTGAAAAAACTTATGGCAAAGTAAGTATTAATATAGACAATGGAGAGTTGTCTGAAATACCAGAAAAAGATGAATAATCAAGAAGATCAATTGGTTGCAGAAGATTGGTGGCTAAAGCCATCTCTTTTGCCTACAAAGGCTTGGAGTTACGACAAAGGTGTTAATGGTGGATATATAGCTGACTTTGATAGCATTGGAAGAGATATTCGGTTAATAGGTACAAAACAACAATTATTGGAATGGTTTAGAAAAACTGGTGTTGAGATAAAAGATAGCTGGAAAACAGAGCTGACTGAGGACCACAAAAAACTATATGAAAGAAACAAAAAAAACATTGTAGTAATTCGTTTAGTTTAATTTAAAAAATAATATATATATTTAAACATGATAGATTTAATTAAAATAATAATATCAATTTTACTAACTCCTTTACTTATGATTGTAGGTTTGGGGGTTGTAATTTATGCTATTCACACAACAATATGGAACAATGAAACATTACGCAAAAATAAAGAAGGCGAAGCTGATATTGAATAACAAAGAACAATTCCAAGAACAATTATTACAGTTTGAGGGAAAGGATGTTGTTATAAAAATAACAGAAAGGAATAATAACAGAACAGCTGATCAAAACAGTTTGTTTTGGAAATGGATTGAGATAATAAGCAATCATACTGGCTACACAAAAGAAGAAACAAAAGAGCTTATATCTTATAAGTTTTTAAGCAGAGAAAGAGTTGATGCTGAGGGTTATCAAGAAGCATATATAAAAGGCACATCAACACTTACAAAGCAAGAGTTTAGTGATTTAATGAATCATGTTAGTTATTGGAGTAGCGATACTTTAGGCATAAATTTACCAACATATGATTAATATTACAAATGAAGATAACATGGAATTAATGTCAAGATATGAAGATAATCATTTTGATTTAGCAATAGTTGATCCACCTTATGGAATAAATCAAGATAAAGTACAAGAGGGCTTAAGTAATAAAAAAGGATTTACAAAAAATGCAGGAACTTATAAAGAGTATCATAAAACAGAATGGGATAATGAAATGCCTAAAAAAGAATATTTTAAAGAATTAAAAAGGGTGAGTAAAAATTATATCATTTGGGGAGGGAATTATTTTAATTACGTAAGTGATGAGGGGGTTGTTATTTGGTATAAAGGTAACAGTGGTAATTTTAAAGAAGGAGAGTTAGCTAAAACAAATATAAACACTTTTAAAGTTTTCAAATATAGTAGAGCGGATGCTTATATCAATGATTGCGATAGTAAAATACACCCAACACAAAAACCAGTAAAACTCTATGAATGGCTATTAATGAATTATGCAAAAGAAGGAGATAAGATATTAGATACTCATCTTGGCTCTGGTAGTATTGCAATAGCTTGTCATAACTTAGGGTTTGATTTAACTGCTTGTGAATTAGATAAGGAATATTATAATGCAGCTATAAAAAGATTAAATGAACATACTGCACAACTTAGAATATTATGAACGAAACTGATTTACAGATGCATGTAGTTAATTACATTAGAATGCAATATCCTAAAGCAAGATTTTGTGCATCACTTGGTGGAATAAGAACATCTATCAGTCAAGCAAGGAAAGCAAAGAAAACTGGTTACTGGGCTGGTTTTCCAGACCTTCAGATTACGGAGCCAAATCATTTATATCATGGATTATTTATTGAGTTAAAAACAGAGAAAGGAAGGGCAACAGCATCACAAAAGGAATGGATTAAAGCATTAAATGAAAGAGGTTACAAGGCTGTTATATGCAAAGGATTTATGGAATGTAAAGAAGAACTTGATAAGTATTTAAAATGATTACAGTAAACAGTTTAAGTGGTGGCAAGACATCAAGTTATATTGCAGCTAATTATCCAGCTGATTATAATGTATTTGCTTTAGTTAGAACAAATGATAAAAACTGTTTATATCCAGACAAAAAACTAAGGCAAGAGGTAAGTGATAGAATAGGAACTGAATTTATTGGCACATTAGAAGATGATGTTATTATAGAAACAATGTTAGATTTAGAACAGTTTATTGGCAAAAAAATTGATTGGGTTACTGGAAAAGCATTTGATGAAATTATAATAAGAAAAGATAAAAAATATTTGCCAAATGTTACACAAAGATTTTGCACATCAGAAATGAAACTAAAACCATTATTTGACTGGTGGCATGAAACGATTAATGAAGTTGTTGAGATGAGATTAGGATTTAGAGCAAATGAAGGGAGCAGAGCAAAAACAATGTTATCTAAGGTTAATGATAATGGTAATTTAGAGTTTAAAACTATTATAGGTAAAAGAAAAACACAAAACAAGTGGAAAGATATTGAATGGCAAAAACCTAATTTTCCTTTAATAACAGACAATATTTATAAAGATAAAATAGAATTATATTGGCAAGACAAAGATGTGCGTTTTGCATATATGAACAACTGCATTGGTTGTTTTCACAGAAGTCCAGTATTATTAAAATATATGTCAGATAAACATCCAAACAAATTTGAATGGTTTATTAATGCTGAAAGTAATGGCTATGGTCAAAGAACATTTAAAAATGGAATGACATATGATCAAATAAGAAATAGTTTAAAACAAGTTAAATTATTTGAAGAAGATTTTAATGAATGTGATAGTGGTTATTGTGGTTTATGAGCAAGAAACAAGAGAAAATAAAAAGAGAGCTGAGAAAAATATATCATGAAATATTATTAGATAAAAATTGTTGTGCTGGTTGTGGGCAACATGGCAATGCTGTGCCTCTTAGTTTTTCTCATATTATACCAAGATCAAGAAGAGGTGATTTGGTTACTGACAGAAGAAATATAACACTACATTGTTTGTCAATGGGTGAGAGAAAAGGTTGTCATGAAATGTGGGAGGGAAGAGAAAGAGAGAAACTATTAGATTATTTTCATAACTTAGCATACATTAAAGAAGTTGATTTGGAGTATTATTATATAATAACAGAACTGAATGCCTAAAGAATTAGAAATAACATATACTACAACAGAATGCTTAGAGCAAACTATTAATATATTAAAAGAGTTGAGTAAGGAATACAAGTGGACCAATGAGCATGAATACATTAGAAACATTTATATGTTAAGCACATTGGGTTATTGTCTGGCTCATGATGAATACAAAGATGAAATGGTATTGTTTTTTAAAATACTTGGGAAAAAGATTAAAGAAAATAAAGATATAATTAAAGAAGCAAAGTATTATGCCAACATTACCTAAAGGAAAGAAAAGAAGTTGGATAACATCAAGACCAACACAAGCAAGGCAAATGGATAACTCTGCATTTTATCATAGTAGAGGTTGGAGGATGACAAGAAAGTTTTATATTAAAGCTAATCCATTATGTGAACAATGCACAAGAGAAGGAAGAACAACTGGAGGGCAAATGGTGGACCATATAAAACCAATTACATTAGGTGGCTCAATGCTGCATCATTCTAACTTACAAACATTGTGCAACAGCTGTCACAATAAAAAATCAGCTAAAGAATCTGTTGAATATAGAAAAGGAATAAAAAATTATGAAAGAAAAAAGTAAACATTATTATGAATGTGATAGGAATAAGCCTATTGAAACAACTCCATGTTATTACATTGGGTTGGATGGTATGAAAGCAATTGACGTTATACATGAGTTTGATTTGTCTTATGATTTAGGCAATGCTGTAACTTATATATTGCGTTGTAAAAGAAAACATGACGATCAAGGTGTTGAATGTATTAGTAAGGCAATTGATCATTTGGAGTATGAGTTAAAAAAAATAAAAAAAAATAAAGGGAGGGGCTGTTGTAATCTTAAATGATA